ATACTCCTCAGTGGTGGGATCATATCCCTCCTCGGTCAGAGCCTCGTCCACCTTAATCGCGACCTTCGAATCGAGGTCCTTCCCGTTAGGGTCGTACCAGTCATTCTTGGCCATCCAGTTCGAAGCGAGCTTCTTGAGGCGCGGATCGGGTGCTTTGGGTACCGAAGAACCGTCCGAAGTGGCCACGGCCTTCTTCTTGAGTGCTTCGAGGGCCTCCGCTTGGCGCCGAGCCTCATACCACTGCTCCTGAGCATCCGCCAAAGCCTGCCCGTCGGCAAGCTCGGTGGCCTTTTTGATCTCCATCTTGGCGAATTGCAGCTTCAGATGGGAGTCTTCGATCGCCTTGTCCAGCCGAGCCATGTCCGAACCCGCCGTCCGCTTCTCCAGGACCGACAGACGCTCGGCCATCTGCTCGTTTTGACGCCGGAGCTGGTTTATCAGCTGCTGCGACTCACTGATCTTGGCCTTCGTGAGCTGCTTCTTGAGCTGTCGCTCCTCTCGACGGGCTGCTCGAATGGCCTGACGCTCCGGATCGACGTCATCCGAACCCCCAGAACCCTCGTCTGAACCCTCATCCTGGTCTTCCGAATCCCCTCTCGGGGGGTCTTGGGGCGATGTCTCACCCTCCGGAAGCTGCACAACAGCCGAGCCGTCCTGCTCCTCGGCCACCTGTAATTCTTTGTCCTGTTCATTCATAGAAATGCCCTCACTTTCAACGGATCTCCGGTGACCTTAGCAATCACCTCATGGTCATTGAATACCGAGAAAAGGGCGGTCTCGCCTATCGTAGGATCCCCGAAAGGCACTTCCCAGCGATCGCCACCCCATTTCGGCACCCGAACGAAGTCTCCCACCTCGACCCAATTACCCTCGGGCCAGGGTTCGAGTGTGTCTCGTTTCTTAAATGCCAACGGACCCACGGCGATCACTTTTGCTACCTGATTGTTCCACTTCTCAGTCTCTTTTGTCTCTTCTACAAGGACTATGCCTGAGGCAGTGGTCTTCTTGATCGTTTGACGCCATTGCACCAGAATACGACCTCCAACTGGTGCGGCACCCGGGTCCACCTCGGGAAATGCTTCCCGTAACGCGGCTTCATTCGAAGCAACCGGTTCATTCATTATCATCTGGTTCCTTTAATATCTCATCAAGTATATCCAGAGCTTTTGCAAGCCCTTGATGCTGGCCGACGAGGCGTTGGTAAGTCTCAAAGTTTACCGCGTGGCCCTCGACGAGTGATTGAGAAATTCGACTTTGCTCGGCTTTCACCATAGAGATGAACTCCGAAGTCGACCGTACTAGCATTTACTTCGACTTCACGCGGGCAAGAGCGCCCTTGGAAGCGTTACCACGGGCGTTGGAAGACGACTTCTTGTCTTGCCCACCCTTGGCCTGCAGCGAGGTGCCATCCAGCTTTGCACCCATAGCGAGACGGGCTTTCATACGCACCATTTCGCTCATTTGCTCTTGATCAGAGGTTGCCATCTTGAGGACTCCTTAAGGTTTCAGATGCGCCTTGCAGCGCGGTTAATGCAGCCAACTGCTGCTCCTGCTGCAGAGCCACGGTGTCTCGCGTGATCTCCGCAGTCTTGATTCGTTCATCGGTGAGGTTATCCGACGCATTCAGCGCGATCTTGATCTGCTGCTCCCGGTTCGCCCGTATCGCCTCCTGGATCATCCGCTCTTTTTCGAGCGCGAGATCCGCCTTGTCCTTCTCCGCCCGCCGCTTCGTTTCGGCCATAGACGTTTCAAGAATGACGCGATCACCGCCGTCCATCGGCGGCTTCGGCGCGAATTGCGCCATGACTTGCTGGAGCTGCTGGATGGCGGGCATGACCTTCGCAAATGACTCCTCAACATCAAGAATAGTATGCTGAGAAGCCAAAGCGTAAAGCTTATCAATATCACCTGTAATTCCAGCGACGTGGTAATCTTTAACTTTTCCTCCAAGTGACTCCTCCACATATCCGTTCATGTGGTTGATATACCAGAGCATAAGGTGCTGTTTGAGGTGCTCCATCACCTTCGGTAGGTACGCCGGTGCGATCATCGGGTTGCTGCCCAACATCGGATTCAGCGCGTAGTCCAGGTGCGCCTGGATGTGCGCCAGCTGATTCTGGTGCGGGTACGCGTAGGCGGCACGGCCAATCGACATCGCGGCATTTTCCTCGGCGGCGTTGATCTCCATGGGTTCTGCGGTCGCAGGCATCAGCTCCGTTATGTTCGGGATCTTCATCTGCTTCAACGCCCGGTACACCACCGCTCGCTTATCAAAAAGCTCCGGGTGCTTGTCCATGTACGCCATGACCGCCTGATTCTGCGCCATCCGCTGCGTTTCAGAGAAGATGTGCGGGTCGGAAACAGGGATCACGTCGGTCGAGCGATTGAAATCCTCACGCCGAATTTCGAGATTCGTCGGGGTCTCACCGCCGATCATGTCGTCCAGGTACCAACGATTGATCCGCTGCAGGATCATGAGCGCCTTGCGCTGCGACTCGTGCAATCGGGCGTGAATCGCCGAGAACACCGCCGCACCCTGCTCGATCAGCGCCTGGGTGGTGCCGACGGGGGCCGTGCTAGTGATGTCGGCGATCTTCTCTTCCGAAGTCGTGACTACGCCCTTCGCCGCTGAAGTAAGCCAGCCCAGGAGCTTGAAGAGGGTCTCGCTCGGGGGGTTGAACGGCATCGGCATGGCGATCTTGCGGATGTCGTCCACGCCCGGTGCGCCCTCGATCTCGGTCACCTGAGTGACGTCGACGGACTGGGACTGACCCGAAATCTTCGCGCCTTTGAGCTTCAGCATTGTGGCCGAATTGTTGATGTGCGCCGTATCAAGCAGCGCACGCAATGCGCCAGTCAGTGCAGCGGACAGCCCACCAATGAGGTGCGGAAGCCCAATCGCATAGGCACCACGCCAAGGAATGAACTTGTACTCAACCACCCAATCGAGCTTGGTCATCGTCGAGTCGCCCTGCTCCCAATTGCGGTACAGGCCCACGACCTCGGTGTCCATTTCGTCGATCATGAGGATGTAGGGCGCGTATTGCTCCTCGGAGAACTTATCGCCCTGCAGCTCCATGTAACAGTAAATGTGATACACACGACGCACGCCGTCCTCATTCTCATTCGGCGTCTTGCCCTCGATCTTGTTCGTGGCCTTCTGGGCCTCGGACTCCTCAGGCTCCATCGTGGCCCGGACGATCGACACGTCACGATACAAACCCGAGTCAATGCGCTCTTGGAAAGTCTGCTGCGTGATGTCGTGGATTTCGGTCGCGCGCTGCGCGGTGTAGAAATTGTTCGACGCAAAAGGCAGCAGCACGTTGTCGATCGGCAGGAACTCAACGTCGGGGCGACGCAGGCGAGCATCCCACCAGAATTTCAGGTACTGCGAGCCACCCAGCGGCAGCTGCGTAAGCAGGATCTCCTGCTCATCGCGGAAATTCGGGATCTGCTCGGTGAGCTGCCAGTTCATGAAATCGCGCTTGCGCTCAGCCCGCTTCGTCTGCTCCTCGGTCGCCTCGCCCACCACGTGCGTACGCACCGGGCCATCGGGCGGAAACAGCTCTTTGATCGCCCGTGCCTCAAAGTCCACACAGGCCTCGGCCATCACTGGGTGCACCACCTTGCTTGCGCCCTGGAAGTCGGCACCACCCGGCGCGTCATTCCCAAGACCCGTGCGGCGAATGCCCTCCTCGTATTGCTTATCTCGATCCTTGCGTGCCTGCTTGTCCTTCTCGATCAGCTCCAGATAGCGCAGCGCAAGCTTCTGCAAGTCATACTCGGGCAGGGTGTCGGCCAGATTCTGGTAAAAGTCCTCGTCCTCGTTCGGCCCTTTGAACTCTTCCATGCGGACGATCGCCGACCCATCGGGCTGCTCCTCGACCTCGGCGAATTCCTCTTCGAGGTTCACAAGCATGCCGTCCTCGTCTTCCTCCTCAGGCATCATGCCCTCATCGGGCATCATTTCCTCGTCATCGACGGGCATTTGCGGTTGTGGGAATTCGATTGCCATGATTATGCCTTAATCTAAAAGATCACCAAAATCGTCGCCATGCTCTCGGGCGAGATCGCGAAGCTCATCACCATACGCGTCGCCCAGAAAATCGTCAATGTCGCGCGATACCTGTTTGAGCTTCTCGTAGTGCTCGGGGTTCATTTCTCTCACCTGCCGCAGGACTTGCCTTAAGTCTTGACTGCGCTTGATGTCCATCATGTCCATCATCAGACCTAAGGGGCCAGGAGACTCACGATACACGCCCGCTATGTCGAATGATTCGGGGTCTGCCATGTCAAGAATTCTAATACGAAGATTGTCCTCGCCTTCCTCGGTGCGCGGACGCATGCGGGGCTTTTGCGCTATGACTCGCTCCATCAAATCGTCGCCACTTAGCTCGACCCCCGCCTCTTGAGCCTCTTTGATCGCCTTGGCTATCATCGCCTGAACCGAAAGCGGGGCTGCCATTGCGGCTTTAGCAGGACTTAATGCCGGTTGGGTGATTGCCTGCTCAATGACTCCTGTGGGTGACCCTGCTGCCTTGACAAGAGCACCCAGCGCACCACGGGGCGCCATGGCAGAAATCGCCTGTCCAGCACCAGCACGGAGCACGTCGCGGCGGCTCATCGGCACGTTCATCGCCTCGGTGAGCGACACGGAAGTCTCGCCCTTCTTCGGGGCCTTCTTGACCTCTTCCTTCACCACCACCTCACCCGGCTTGGGCGTCAGGTCCTTGGGCAGGCCGAGTGCGGCACGACGACCAGGGTCAGGCTGATCCTTGGTAGGCTTAGGCTTTGCCTTGCTGCTGCCCTTCAGGATTTCGGCCAGGAAGTCCACGACCTTGCCGCCTTTAGCATAGCGCTGCGCCTGCATGGCGTCCAAGTAGTCAAGGTACTGCGAGAGTCGGGGATCAAACTGCATAGGGGTTCACCTTTTGGCGGCGCTCGTCCTCGTCGTAGTACTCGGACTCGGGCGGGGCAGGGTCAATTGAAAGGAAGGTCAGGTCACGCAGCAAACGCAATGCCTGCGACACGGTGTCGGTCAGGTCATCGCGCTGCGACTCGGGGAAAGAGCAGACCTGCGACACGAGAGGCTCGGCCCAATCACGTGGCTGTCCTGGGTGTTGTGTGGACTCGGGCACGTAGACGCGGCCACGAGCGATTATGTTGGCTACCAAATGCAAGCGCTGTACTTTGTCTGCCCGCCCCGGGTTGTACGCACGGCACGGGATCCCTGCGCGCTGCAGGTCCTGGATGATTGAAATGCCTGCGGCCTTGTCCTCGACCAACACCATGTCGACCTTTTTGCCCGGGTCGCCATAGATCGAGCCGTACTCCTCGATGATCTTGGGTCGGAGGTCCGGGTAAGCCAGGAAGTCCTCCCAACAGTCGATGAGCATGGCACAAAAGGGCGAGTCGTCATTGGGGCGAAAGATGCCCCAGACGCTGCACGCGGTCGGGTCGTTAATCGTCTTCTCAGTGTAGGCGCAGTCGTAGGACTGCAGCACGTAGACGAACTCGGGGAAGGCGCGATCGGCAGGCCAGAGGCGAAACCAGTCGCGTTTGATGATGCCGTAATCCTCGGGATCAATGACCTCGGCGTACAGCTCCTGGCGTCCGATGCGTGTACCCTCGTACTGCGCGATGATTTCGTCGCGAAACGATGAGGCGAGATTGCCGAAATTCTCGTGCGTCGTGCCTGTGGTGAGGAACGTGCGATCGTCCTCCATCAGGCGACGAACGATCGGAATGGGCTTGGGCGTCGTAGTCACCACACCACGCGGTCGCACACCAAGACGCAGGCCGAACATGAGGTTCGACCACATCTCCTCGGTGTTGCGGAACTTGGCCAACTCGTCTACCCAGAACAGGTCGTGCTGCGGTCCCCGGAGTGTCTCGGGGTCATTGTCCGAGTAGATCGTGGCAATGGCACCATTGGGCCACTCCAGGCGCCTCTTGGATGGCACGAAGGTAGGCTTGCACTTGGGGTGCGAGATGGCCAGAATGCCTGACTCACCCTCAATCATCACGTCGCGTGCGTCGCCCGCGTCCTCAGCGATCAGCGCAATGCGGGAGGCGAGCTGATTTTCGACGTGGTAGCGAATGAACTCAGCACCGCAGCGCGTTTTGCCCCACCCACGACCGGCCAAAATGAGCCACGTCACCCACCAATCACCATCAGGCACAAGCTGATTTGGTCGTGCCCAGGTGGGCCAATCATAAAAGAGCTCGACTACCTCGGGCGGCGTGAGGGTGGCAACAAATGCCTCCCAGCTGCTGTCCTCAGGAGTCTTGTTCTTCTTGCGTCTTTGATTTCGACTTGAGGCGTTGGGCAAGACGATCACGAAGACCCTCGACGTTGACGTTGGTATCAAGCGACCCAGACACGTTCATGTTGACGTCCTTCGCCCGGAAGCGTGAGTCGTACCCCATGAGCGTGAACTGCAGCAGCGAGTCGCTGTACTTTTTAACACGATGCCCGGTGTCGGCGCCCTGATAAAAGATCGGCTCGTCCACACCCACCACCGACCGGCGATAGGCCTCGGCACGCATGGTGTCCACCATTTCGTCCTGGATCGAGTCAATGAGCGCGTCGAACAGCGGATGCTCTTTGCGCCACTCCTGCATCGAATTTCGACTGACGTTGGCCTTTCGGTATGCAGCCCGCAGCGAAAACCGCTCCTCCATCCCGTCACGAAACTCGGCGAGCATGACCAGCATTTTGTAGGCTTTGGTCTCCTCGTATTTCTTCAGAGTACCGGTGGCTTTGATCGAAGGGTCATTGCAGGTAAGCGAATGCGAGAGACGACAGGAGTCAGAATCAGGGTACCGCACCCGGCTCTTCACGATCGAGTCGAGCAGCGCGTGAATCGAGACACCAGCACGGCGCTCCAGGTCTGCGAGCGTCTCAGGGCCGATCTCGTGGATCTCTGTGTAGCCGTCGTTGAATTGCATGGACGCGATAATAACACAGAGCGCGGGTCAACACAATTCAAATGGCCCTCAAAAGCTCCCAAATTGAGGGAGGCGTTCCACGACTGTTCCGCGATGAGAGGCAGCACAGAACGCGTGAGGCACTCCTCGAATTTCGACTTACGCACGCGTATGAAGGTCCTATCCCAGAGAGACTATTATA